CCGCAACTGGCGGCGGATTCCTGCAAGGGATCCTCGCGCTCAGTGGCAAGATTGCCGCGATCACTGCGACTGCTGCTGGAGTCGGCTATCTGACCAAGCAGATTGCTGATACGGGAATCGCTGCTGTCGAGTCGCAACGTCGCCTTGATTTACTAAGTAGAGGCTTTGATGACTTTGCGCGAGTCCAGGATTCAGCTAATGCTGCTGCCTCAAAATTCGGGCTAACTCAGACTGAAGCGAATCAACAATTTGCGCAGATCTATGCACGATTGAGGCCAGTTGGATTAACGCTCGCAGAAATCACAAGCGTCTACAACGGATTTAACACTGCCGCAAAACTAAGCGGAACTACAGCAGAGGAAGCGAGTGCTGCGTTTCTGCAGTTGAGCCAGGGTTTGGGCACTGGCGTGCTGCGCGGTGAAGAGCTGAATAGTGTTTTCGAGCAGACACCGGCTGTTGTACAGGCTATCGCTCAAGAAATGGGCGTTGGCATTGGTCAAATTCGTGATTTAGCCAAAGAAGGCAAGATCACTAGCGACATTGTGCTGGCAGCATTGCAGCGCATTGAGCGAGATGGCGCCAACAAATTGGCGGAAGCACTGAAAGGCCCAGCGCAGCAGATGAAGAACTTGGCCAACTCGGTCAACAATCTGCAGGTTGCAATCTCTGACTTGGCGTTACCTGCGTTCGTTGGAATCATTGGAAACCTGACCGATAAGGCCAACGATGCAGTCACCATCGTCAACAATCTTGGCGATGCCTGGAGATACGTCAGCAGCCAACTCGGTTTTGTTTCTGCTGGACTTCAGAACGTTATCAACTTTCTGAAGATCACGCCTCCCGGATTGTTTTTCCAGGGGATTCAATCTTTTCTGCCCAATCTGCGGCGCGTGACCGTTGGCCTTGCTGCTAGGCAGCGTCAGGCTGAGCAAAATGCATTTGTCGGACCACGGGCGCCAGAGTTCTATGGCCCTGGTGGTGCACCTGCAGCGCCTACGGTGCCAAGGCCGAGAGCAGTTGCCGCTGGTGGCGGAGGAGACAGCGCAGCAGATGCCGCGAAAAGAGCGCAGGAAGAAGCAAGACGGCGCAGAGAGCAGCTAGGCGCTGCACAAGAAGCATATCGGGCAAGCGCTGCTGAGCTTAGGGTTCTGCGTGAGCTGGATCCAATTAGGCAGATCCAACTGAAATATGCAGAGGAGCGTCGAGCTGCCGAATACAAAGCATCGGAAGAAGTTCGAAAGGCGCTGAGCATTGAGCAGCAGGCCTATATTCAAAGGAAACTAAGCGTTGATCTGAAGGCCCTTGAAGTTCGTCAGCTTAAGGAATTGAAAGCTCAATACGCCGAACTGGGCGATCAGAATTACGAGGCTGTTCTCGCAAGTATTCAATTCAACGAAAGTCTTCAGAATCAGTCGACCGTTTTCGCTGGTATCAAGGATGGACTGAATACTTACATTCAGCAGATTCGCACGATGAGAGAGGCGATTGCTGATCTCAGCCTGAATGCATTTACAGGGCTCGAAAAAGTGATCGGCGATCTGGTCACGACTGGTTCTGCAAACTTCAGGGAGTTCGCCCGGAGCATCCTTGAGGCGACCAGTCGAATGATTATCCAGCAGCTGGTGCTGCGGTCAGTGATGCAGGCTGTCGGTTTCCTGTTGCCTGGTGGCAGCGATCCGTTCTCGAAAGTCGCTGGCGCATTGTCTGGCAAAGGCGCACTCTCTGCCGGCAAGTTGACGCCAGGCGGAATCTTTGCCATGGGCGGCGTACTGGGCCGTAACGGCATCATGCCCTTTGCCCGCGGCGGGATTGTCAATCGGCCCACCGTGTTCCCCTTCGCCAAAGGCATCGGCCTGATGGGCGAGGCTGGACCTGAGGCGATCATGCCGCTAAAGCGTGGCCCTGGTGGCCGGCTTGGTGTTGAGGCTGCAGGTGGTGCAAATATGGGCAACATCACTGTCAACGTCGACGCTTCCGGCACCAGCGTTCAAGGTGATGCGCCAAACTCCAATAAACTCGGCGAAGCACTTGGCGCCGCCGTTCGCGCCGAACTTGTCAAGCAACGTCGCCCCGGAGGCTTGCTCGCATAATGGCTACCTTCTCTTACACCCCTAGTTTTCAAGCGACCGAGGTCAGTAAGCCGCGAACACGGATTGTCCAATTTGGCGATGGTTATGAGCAGCGCGTGGGGTTTGGATTGCATCGTGATCCGAAGCAATGGCAGCTTCAATTTCTAAATCGCGACGATACAGAGCGTGCAAACATTGTTACCTTCTTGGAGGCTCGTGGCGCGGTCGAGTCGTTTGATTGGACGCCGCCATTTGGTGGCGCAGGCAAGTATGTCTGCCGCGAATGGCAGGTGACTATGCAATCCTGTAATTTCAATAATATTACGGCGACTTTTGAAGAGGTATTTGAACCGTAATGGCAATCCCGGTTTCAGAGCTACAGAAGATCAACCCGAGCAGCATCATTGAGCTGTTTGAGCTGCAGCTTGTCACTGCACTGCACGGCGCTAATACGGTCTACCGCTTCCATGCCGGAAGCAACATGGACGCCAACGGCGAATTGGTCTGGAACAGCAATACTTACCAACGGTTTCCGATTGAGGTTGATGGATTCCAGTACAACGGTCAAGGTCAGCTTCCGCGCCCCACGATCCGAGTATCAAACATCTTTGGCACGATCACCGCAATTCTGCTGACGGTTAATAGCACCACTGCAGGCAATGATCTTGCTGGCGCAAAACTGACCAGGATCCGCACGCTGGCGCGTTACATCGACGGCGCAAACTTCACTGGTGGCACCAATCCCTACGGCACGCCTGACCCGACCGCTGAGTTTCCGCGTGAGGTCTACTACGTCGATCGCAAGGTCAACGAAACCCGCGACGTTGTTGAGTTCGAGCTAGCGGCAGTCTTCGACCTGGCTGGTGTCCGCGCACCTAAGCGCCAGTGCATCGCCAACGTCTGCCAATGGGTCTACCGCTCTAGCGAGTGCAGCTACACAGGCACCAACTATTTCGATGTAGATGACAACGCTGTTGGCACCTTGGCTGAGGATGTATGCGGCAAACGATTGAGCAGCTGCAAAAAGCGTTTCGGCAGTAGTGCTTTACCCTTCGGGTCATTCCCTGGTGTGGGCACTTACTACACATGAAATGGCAAGACGACGCGCTGGCTCACGCACAAGCTGAGGATCCACGCGAGGCGTGCGGTTTGCTGGTGGTGGTCAAGGGGCGCAAACGCTACTGGGCGTGCAAAAACCTCGCGGACGGCACTAACCAGTTCATCCTTGACCCGGCAGATTTTGTTGCTGCAGAGGATGCAGGCGAAGTCATTGCCGTCGTTCACAGCCATCCATCAACACCGCCAGTACCAAGCCAAGCGGATCGCGTGTCCTGCGAACTTAGTGGTTTGCCTTGGCATATCGTCAATCCCAAGACCTGTGGCTGGGGCGAGTGCAAGCCCGAGGGATATAAAGCGCCGCTGATTGGACGCGAATGGACATGGGGCGTTACCGATTGCTGGACGCTAGTGCGGGACTGGTACGCCGAGCATGGACTTGAGTTGCCCGACTGGAAGCGCCCGTTATCGCCCGAGGAATTTGAGGCGGCACCAATGTTTGATGACTGCTGGAAGGATGCAGGCTTCAGGCAACTCAAGGAGGACGAGCCGACTGAGGTTGGCGACGCTTTCCTGATGAACATCCAAGGCAACGGCTTGAATCACGTCGGTGTCTATATCGGTGATCAGCTGGTGTTGCATCACGTTCGCGGCAGGCTATCGAGCCGAGATCTGTACGGCGGCTGGCTGCAGAAATGTACAGGTCGCGTGCTTCGCCATCCCGACTTCAGTACGATGGCTGAAGGTAGCTAAGACCCATGCTCCGCGAAATCCGAGTGTATGGGCAACTGGCGAAATTCCTAGGTCGCCGCAGCTTTAGGGCGGCTGTGGATTCTGCTGCTGAGGCACTTCGATTTCTGCTGGCGAATTTTCCGCAGCTTGAAAAGCACATGGCGGACCAGCATTACAAGGTCAGCATCGGCAACTACGATCTGGCACTGAACGAACTGCATGACCCTGCTGGTATGCAGGCGATCAAGATTGTGCCAGTAATCGGTGGTGCGGGTGGCTCGGCAGGGCAAATCCTTGCTGGTGTTGCTCTTGTTGCAGCTGCATTTGTTATCGGTCCGGCGGCAGGTGGTTTTCTTGGTATAGGTGCTGGTTTAGGTGGAGCAGGCATGGGTTTGGTTGGGGGTGGATTTGCTGTTGCTGTCGGTGCAGTGGGCGCCTCTTTGATTCTTGGCGGTGTTGCTCAGATGCTCACGCCCGCTCCAAGCCTGACGCCTATTGGCACAACGCCAACATTCGGCGCAGGCACAACAGCTAGCACCGAAGGCACCGAGCTAGACCCGCAGTCGTCCTACAGCTTCAGCGGCGTTCAAAACACCAGCCGCCAAGGCGTGCCAATCCCATTGGTTTATGGCGAAATGGTGGTGGGATCTATCGTGATCTCGGCTGGCGTTGACACCATCCAGGTAGAGGCATGACTGAAGCTATTCGTGGCGCTGGCGGCGGTGGCGGCGGCGGAAACGTACAGGTCAACAACACGGTTGTTGTCAACGCGGTCAGCAATACTCAACGCGCTTCAATCACAACAGCGGATACGCTTGCCAGCAAGCAATATGCAACCTTTATCGACCTTCTAAGTGAAGGCGAGATTGAGGGCTTTCCCTCCGCCAAGGCTTACGCCCAAGGCACAACCAATTACAACAATGCAGCACTGCAGGACATATTTCTCAATGGCACATCAATCGTTCGCCAAGGTGCAAACCCTGCTGCGCTAAATACCTACGACTACAACTATCAAGGTGTAACGCTTTACCCCCGCTACGGCACGCAAAACCAGGACGCAATCAATCAAGCGATTGAGGATGAACAGACGGTTGGCGTCGGCTACATCGTCCGCAATGGTTCAAACGATTACGCAAATTACAACCTTGGTACGCAGCGGGAAAACGACGTTCGCACTAAGACGATTGCGACTGGCATCACCAATGCAAACACGTTGATTTTCAGTCTGAACTATGCCTGGAGCGGTGATACCGCTGGCACGCTGTACCAGCAACTTCGCATCTATGATGCGGGCAACAATCTGGTTGCATCCGGCACGGGTTATGGCGTCACTGGCAGCTTCGAGGTTTCGCTGACTGGTCGCTCAACATCTGAAGTTTTCTATGCGGTCGTTGAATCTGTTTCTACTGAAACTAACTACAGAGAACGCACCGCATCTGGCACGCTCACCTGGTCATTCACCAACCCGACAACAACCAGCCAAACAGTCACACGCACTGTCACGGATACCAATGTCGATGCTGTTCGCGTAACAATTACTGTTCCAAGGCTTGAAGTTTATACCGCTGCAGGTGATGTCCTTGGGTCAAGTGTCAGCCTGACGATCCAAGTTCAATACAACGGTGGCGGCTTCAACAATGTCATCACTGACACGATTGCCGGGCGCACAGCAGATAGCTATCAAAAGGATTACCTAGTCAACCTGACCGGCGCATTCCCTGTCGATATTCGCGTTGTCAGAAACACGGCAGATAGCTCCTCCGGAAGCGTCATTAATGACTTCTATTGGAGCGGCTACACCGAAATCATTTACGAAAAGCTCAGGTATCCAAACAGCGCCCTAGTGGGCATGACCTTGGATGCTGAGCAATTCAACAGCATTCCAACTCGCACCTACCGGATTCGCGGCATCAAGGTTGCAATCCCAAGCAACGGCACTGTTGATTCGACCACCGGCAGGATTACCTATAGCGGCGTCTGGGATGGCACCTTTGGCGCTGCAGTCTGGACATCAGATCCGGCGTGGATTCTCTGGGACTTGCTGACCAGCACCCGCTACGGCTTTGGTGATCACATCGTTTCATCACAGCTCGATAAGTTCGCCTTCTATTCCGCAAGCCAATACGCCTCCGCACTGGTGCCTGATGGCTTTGGTGGTGAAGAGCCGCGTTTTAGCTGCAACTGCATCATCCAAAACCAAGACGAGGCTTACACGCTGATCAATGAGCTTTGCTCGGTCATGCGCGTCATGCCGTATTGGGCGACTGGCACGCTGACGATCAGCCAAGACAAACCAACTGACACCAGCTACCTATTCACGCTGGCGAACGTCACTGAGGAAGGTTTCACCTATTCCGGCAGCAGTCTGAAGACGCGCCACACCGTCGCAGTGGTCAGCTACTTCGACATGGAAGCGCAAGAGCTGGCGTATGAGGTTATTGAGGATCGAGACGGCATCAGCAAATACGGCGTTGTGACTGCCACCGTCAAGGCTTTTGCCTGCACTAGCCGGGGACAAGCTGCCCGACTCGGTGAATGGATGCTGTATTCCGAGCAGTACGAAACCGAGGTGATCACCTTCACCACATCTGTGGACGCTGGTGTGCTGGTGCGCCCCGGTCAAGTCATTGAGGTTGCAGATCCAGTCAAAGCTGGTGTCCGCCGAGGCGGTCGCATCAATGCTGCAACAACAACCACTGTCACCGTCGATGACACCGCAAACACCAGCCTGACCACAGCCAACAGCCCGACGCTGAGTGTTGTCTTGCCCGATGGCACGGTCGAAACTAAGGCTGTTAGCGCAATTAATGGCGCCGTCATTACGGTTGCATCCGCCTTCAGTGCTGCGCCAAATCCAAACAGCATCTGGATTTTGCAAACCACCGACATTCAGACCAGCACTTGGAGAGTGCTAGCAGTAGAAGAGCGCGATGGCATCCAATACAGCGTCAGCGCCTTGGCGTATAACGCCAGTAAGTATGACTATGTAGAGCGCGATCGGGCGCTGCAGCAGCGCGACATCACTGCAATCAATGCACGTCCCGACGCACCAACCAACCTGGCAGCCACTGAGCAGCTATACGAGTCCAACCAGCGAGCGGTATCCAAGATCATTGTTTCGTGGAAGTCCGTTGTAGGCGTCAATAACTATCGAGTGCAGTGGCGCCGTGGCACTGGCAACTGGAACACGATCACGGTTCAGCAGCGGACGGATTACGAAATCCTCGATAACGCCGCTGATACTTACACGATCCACGTCTACAGCTTGAACGCTGTTCTGCAGCCTTCTTCTACTTATGCGGAACTGGTTTATGCCGCACAGGGCAAGACGGCTAATCCGCAAGACCCAACCGGGTTGACGATTATTCCTAACTCGGAAACAACGGCAATTCTGAGCTGGAACCGCGCCACAGACCTTGATGTGTTGTTAGGGGGCAAGGTCATCATTCGCCACAACACTTTGACGGCTGGTGTGACATGGGAGGAAAGCAACAACATCGTTTCTGCTGCAGCAGGTAGCCAAACGCAAAAGCAGGTGCCATTGCTGGAAGGCACCTATCTAATCAAGTTTGAAGACGATACCGGGCATCGTTCAAACAACGCACTAACAGCTGTTGTTGACCTGCCAACGCCACAGCCACGGTTGCTGGTTCAGAGCTACCGAGAGGATCAAGAAACACCGCCATTCTCGGGCAACCTGACAAACATGATCTACAGCTCCGAATTTGACGGGCTGATCCTCAACATTGGAACGCCGATTGATGACCTGGCTACTGATGGCGACTTTGATGCGTTAGGCAGTATTGATGCTGAGGGCGGTTCAGAGGGCAGCGGCGAGTACGAATTTGGCAGCACGCTCGATCTTGGCGGCACCTACGACATGGTGTTGCGCCGTTATTTCGTCACCCGTCCTTACCTGCCTGGCGAGCTGTGGGACGACAACACTGCGCTGATTGATACCTGGACCAGCATCGACGGTGACCTGTTGGATGACGTGAATGCGGTGCTTTATGTCCGCACCACTACCGACAACCCAAGTGGGACACCGACCTGGAGCGCCTGGCGCGAATTTGCCAATGCCATCACCCGTGGGCGCGGTTTCCAGTTCAAGACCATCGCCACCAGCACCAACGCCGCCCAAAACATCATCATTGACGAGCTTGGCTGCGAGCTGGAACTCAATCAGCGGACTGAGGCAAGCGGCACCGTGACTGGTACGGCAGGCACCAAGACCGTGACGTTCACCGATGCCTTCTACCAGACGCCCAACATCGGCATCACCGGGTTCAGCATGGCGACAGGTGACTACTTCGAAGTGGCAAATACCACGCGCACAGGGTTCGAGGTAACCTTTAGGAACAGTGCTGGCACTGCTGTCAGCCGCAACTTCACCTACACCGCCACTGGTTACGGTCGGGAGATTCCCTAATGGCACAGCACGACTACGTTATCGCCAACCAGTCGGGCGCAAGTTTCCGTGCTGACCTTAATAACGGTCTGGCTGCGATTGTAAGCAATAACAGCGGTGCCACGGCACCATCCACGACCTATGCCTACATGTGGTGGGCGGATACAACGACCGGGCAACTGAAGCTGCGTAACGCCGCTAACTCTGCCTGGATCACCATCACAGAACTGGATGGCACGCTGCTGATGGAGGACGGCTCGGCTGCATCGCCGGGTCTGGCGTTCGCAACTGATCTGGATACTGGCTTCTTCCGCGCTGGGGCAAATCAGCTAGGTATTGCAACTAACGGTGTTGAGCGGGTTGAATTTGGCACCAGCGAAGTGGTGTTCAATGATGGCGGAAACGATATTGATTTCAGGATTGAAGGTGATACCAACGCCAACCTGTTCTTCGTTGATGCTGGCAATGACCGCATAGGTCTGGGGTCTAGTTCACCTAGCGAAAAACTATATGTCAGCACTTCCGGCGCAGCCACAAACATTGTCGCAACATCTGACATCTCAACATCAGCGCTCGCGTCAAGGATTCTACTGGGCAATTCTGTTAGCTACGCTCGTTTCTCGATTGGCCTTAAAGGTGGCGGAGGAGAAGAAGCCTACATAGGTTCTGAAGGCAATTTCCCAATTTATTTTCAAACTAACGGCACCGAGCGAGTTCGCATCACTTCGGGAGGGCTGGTAGGGATTGGCACTACTTCGCCTCTTGAAAAACTGCATGTAAGCGGGGGTCCCGTCTTAGTTTCCGGCGAACTTCAAGGTGTTCGCGCGTCGTCTTCCGCGCTTGACTTTAGTAGCGGAGGTACTCGAATTATTGGCATGGGCGCTGATGGTTCTACAACTGCGCCTATTTCTTTCTTAAATGGTACAAGTTCAAGCATTACAGAAAAAGCGCGTATCGATACATCAGGACGACTGTTAGTTGGCACGTCTACTGACCCTACTGGCGGTGATACAAACGCTAAGATCGCCGCTATTTCTGGCGGCCCAGGCGGTTTATATATCGGCAGAAGTGATGGTGACACAAGCGCAGACAGGAACCTAGGTCAAGTTGTCTTTAGAAGTTATGCCGGATCAGCCTGGGAATCCGCAGCTTCCATACAGTGTTTTTCTGACAACACCAGTGGATCGGGTGATAAACCTGGGCGCCTAGTGTTCTCCACTACCGCCGACGGGGCGTCTTCTCCGACCATCCGGATGAGAATCAACAACACGGGAAACCTGTCAACTTTTTGCGCTAGCACTGCCGACGCTTTGTATCTTTATAGTGGCGCAACTGCGGGAACGACTCGGTACCTGCTTATTGGAAACTATAATGCGACAGGGCTGGATACAGGCAGCAATGCCATTTACATTTTCAGCAACGGCAACATTCAAAACGTCAACAATAGCTATGGTCAGATTTCTGACTTAAAGCTGAAAGAAAATGTTGTCGACGCTAATTCTCAATGGGATGATCTAAAAGCTGTCCGAGTCCGCAATTTTAATTTCAAGGAGGGGCAAACCCATAGGCAGATTGGTGTTATCGCCCAAGAACTTGAACAGGTCTCGCCTGGTCTTGTCTATGAAACGCAAGACCGCGATACAGACGGCAATGGGACTGGAGATGTCACCAAAGGTGTCCACTATTCCATCCTTTACATGAAAGCCGTGAAAGCACTGCAGGAAGCAATGGAGCGCATCGAGGTGTTGGAAGCCAAAGTCGCAGCCCTTGAGGGCGCGTAGTCCTACTCCCATCTACGCCTAGCAAGCGTATAGTGGTGGGGCAGCGAGTTTGCACCTCCTGCCCCTGGCCACAGTTCCCTAGAAACCATGACCAAGAAAGACTACAAGAAGATCCCCCCGCCTGAGCTGATCCAGAAATGGTGCAAGGCAGCCCGTGGCGATCATCTCGAAATAATCATCAAAGCTGCTGAGTGGGGATACCGGCAACGTTGCTTGGAAGAACTCAGCGATCTGGGACAAGAAATGCAAGTTCCCCAAGCCTCGTAACCATTACCACTTCCATGACTGAAGAACAAATTAAAATGCTGCAATTTATTATTCGGCAAGAGATTGAATTAGCTGGCATTGATGGTTTATATGATCACGGTGTAGCGGCTTGGACCGAACGGATGCTCGACGAAAACTGGGAGGAATTCAGGAAGTCCTTTGAAGCCCAGTAGTCACCTTCACTAGGCGGCAACCGGCCATTCCCAACAGGTTGCACCACCCTTAGAGTCAATCAGACCTGGCTACTACCATGCCCACCGCCAAGCCCACTACCACCTTCACTTGGACAATCAACACGCTTGAGCGTGAACTGTCTGATGGGTACGTTTTCACGGCACACTATTCCGTCAACGGTGTTTCCAGTGTTCTCAACCCCGAAGGTCAGCCTTACACCGCAGAGGTCATCGGCTGGGTAATCCAGAAGCTCGGCGGCACTGACAAGAAAGCCGAAATCGAAGCGGCTTTGCAGGCTCGCATTGATGACGCCATCAGCCCCAAGACCATCAACGGGGTGCCCTGGTGAGCCATGGCGGTAAAGAGCAAAACCGCGCTAGGACGTGTTGAGCACAAACCCGGCAAGCCGAAGCGGACCAGCATCGGGCAGGGTCAACACTCACGCCCGCGCAATCGCAAGCGGCTAAGGGGTCAAGGGAAGGGATAGCTAAACTGCGAAAAAGGCCGCAGATGCCTCGCAATGGATCACCACGAGGAGTTTCACGCGGCGGCGCCTGAGCCGAGCAACCCTTTCAATCAAATCGTGCCAGCCTTGCTAACTGCTGCGGTGGTTGGTTTGGCTGGTCTTTTTATGCAGGTGGCCAAGCTTGATCAATCGGTTGGCACTGTGGCGGCTGATATTCAAGAACTGAAGAACGACAGCAAAGAGCGCCTGTCGGATTTAGAGACGCGTGTTCGTCAAATCGAGATGACCATTGGCAGGCAACGCTGACCGCCATACAGTGAAAGTATCCACCTAAGCAGCATGGATCCCACCACTTACGCGGTCATCGCAATCGTGATCGCAGCAATCAGCGAAGCTCTGAGCCTGTATCCCGGAGTCCGCGCCAACGGCATTGTCCAGGCACTGCTGCTCGCAGCTCGCACCCTGTTCCCTAAGCGTCGCCCGTGAGCAACCCGGCGCCGATCAAGCTCGAAAGCCTGTTTAAGTATTGGAAGGCGCTGCCGCATCAGTTAGCAGCGATCGGCCAGCTTGAGCAGGACCTTGCTGCCAATGGCTACGACGCAGCCATGCGGCGTGATCGGCCATGGTTTGAAACCTGGAGCCAAGACGGCAAGCAATCGGATCTCAGCGCCGGGATCAAGCTGATCAAGGAGTTCGAGGGCGTGCATCTCAGCGCCTACCCCGATCCATTGTCAGGCGGCGATCCTTGGACCATTGGCTACGGCACCACCCGCTACAGCGGCGGCGTGCCAGTCAAGCGCGGCGACAAGATCAACATGATCGAGGCCGACATGCTGCTGCGCCTTGAGGTTGATCGTGTCGCAGCAACACTGGCCAGAACAGTGCCGCACTGGAAGCTGATGGATGACAACCAGCGATCGGCGCTGGTGTCGTTTGCGTACAACCTAGGCGCTGGGTTCTATGGCGCCGAAGGATTTGAGACCATCAGCCGGTGCTTGCGCGAGCGGGACTGGGCCGGGGTGCCTGCTGCTCTGAAGCTCTATCGCAACCCTGGCACCAACGTCGAGGCTGGCCTGCTGCGCCGGCGTGAGGCTGAGGGCAAACTCTGGGGCAGCTTCCGGCCGGCATTCCAGCAGGAAACGGCCAAGCTGAGCATCAATGCGCCATTCAGCGCCAGGATCACGCCGCACGTCACCCTGGGCGAATTTGCGCTGAGCCAAGAGGCACGGCGATTTGATCACCAGTATCAACTCGACACTGCAGCAGAGTTGGCCGCGTTCTTGGAACGGGCGCGCACTGCATTTGGCGGCAAGCCGGTAATCATCACGAGTGGCTATCGCAATGCAGCCATTAATCGTTCAGTAGGCGGCGCTTCGGCATCGGAGCATCTCTACAACGCGCCAGGCGTCGGAGCTGTTGACTGGTTTATAGAGGGAGTCGATATCTACAAACTGCAGGATTGGTGCATTAAAAACTGGCCGTATAGCACCGGCAAAGGTGCCCCAAAGGGGTTTATTCATACCGGAGTCAGGCAAGGACGGCCTAGGGTCGTTTGGGATTATTAGAGGTAGGCTGCGCCCGCCTTCTCATGCAACGCATGGTCCTGCCCGACCACCAGATCCGCTGGTTCTGCCAAAAGCACGCCATGGTCGTGCCATTCTCTGAGGATCAGCTCAATCCAGCTAGCTATGACGTGTTGCTAGGTGATCGGTTGATGATTGAAGTGCCTGAACAACGCGATCTGCAGATCCAAGGCATCGCCGGTCACACCATTGATGATCCTTATTGGCTGCAACCTGGAGAGTTTGTGCTTGCTCAGACGCAAGAGATCTTCAACATTCCCGACAGCGTGGCTGCGCAGTTTGTGCTGAAGTCCAGCCGCGCACGCGAAGGCCTCGAACATCTGCTGGCCGGCTTTGCGGACCCTGGCTTTCACGGATCGGTGTTGACGTTAGAACTGCAAAACGCACGCAGGCTGCATCCTGTCGCCCTGTGGCCTGGCATGAAAATTGGACAAATCGTTTTTTTTCAAATGGCTGGCCTCCCTGACGTGAGCTACGCAATCAAAGGGCATTACAACCGAGACGAGGCTGTGACTGCTAGCAAGGGTCACCTGTAAAATGACAGGGCTGCGGCGCGTCAACGCCCAGCCCTTGACCACTGCTCTACCAGTGATGACTGAATCTTACGGCGTTGAGCGCTGGATTTCTGTTCCCGGGTTTGAGGGCCTTTACGAGGTTTCTGATTGGGGACGCGTTAGAAGCTTGGATCGGATCGTTGCGTTGAAAAACCATCCCAAACTCAAACAGCGAACAATGCGCGGGCGTTTGTTGTTTCAGAAAACAAACACCCCAACGGGCGCCAACTACAAGCGCAAGCAGGTTTCCCTTTGGAAGGAGAACCGAGAGCACACGATTAACGTGGCCAGGCTAGTCGCTGAGGCGTTTCTTCCAAATCCAGGGCAAAAGCCTTTTGTCTTGCATCTCAACGATGATGCCACCGATAACAGGCTTGCAAACCTGCAATGGGGCGATCATGCTGAAAACGTGCGACAGGCATTAGAACGCGGCCGCTTCCCAACCGGCCCAGATCATCACAATTACATCCATGGCAGATACGCCAGCAAGGGTTAGCTTCTGATCGGAGAGGAGAGCGCGCCGGCATCAGCAACCGGCGCTTTTTTATGTGTTCATGATCGCCGGGTTCTTCAGCGGCGCCATGCGCAGTCGGTGGATCATGCCAGGCGCCTCAGCCGGGTCTTCGAGGAAGACCATGGTGAAGCTGTCGCAACCGTGGCTCTCAGCAAAATGCTGCGCCGCCTGGTGAGTGGGGAATGGCCCGACGTGCCACGGGCCGATGCGCAAGATGTACTGCATGGGAG